GATATTACAGGCTTGCAGGATGCGCTTAACGGCAAGGCGGCGAGCACCCACCAGCACGCGCTTAACGACCTTACTGATGTCGATGTTTCGAGCGCTGCAAATAATCAGGTTCTCAAGCGCGTAGGCTCGCTATGGGTTCCCGCGACTCTCCAGATCGGGGATGTTAACGGCCTACAGGCGATACTGGATGAGTTCGGCGCTATCGGCGCGGTTGTCGTCCTGAAAGGTACGTGGGATGCATCAACAGGCGTGTTCCCCGGCGGAGGGCAGGCGAAGGCTGGATGGTCCTTTATCGTATCGAATAGTGGTGTAGTTGATGGCGTAGATTTTGAAGCGGGTGACCGCATCATCGCTATCACTGATAGCGCAAGCCAAACGACCTACGCCGGCAACTGGCATAAGGCTGACTATACCGACCAAGTTCGGAGCGTCGCCGGGAAAACCGGGGATGTACTTTTAGATATAGGGGACATTCAGGGGTTAACAACCTTGCTCTCCAATTATGCGCCTCGTCGTCTAGGAGAGTTCTTCTGGTACTTTGGAGAAGACCCCCCGCCCTACGCCCTTGTCTGCGATGGCTCCACCATAAGCCGCACGACCTATGCTGATCTGTGGGCCTTTGCGCAGACGAGTGGGAATCTCGCCGCGTCAGAAGCGTCGAAGCAGGCCGGCCAGTTCGGACCGGGAAATGGGTCTAGCACCTTCACCTTGCCTGATCTACGCAGAGAATTCATTCGTGGCGTTTATTCAGGGAGAGTTTTCGGGTCGTGGCAGGCCGACGAGATCAGGAGTCATAGCCACCATATTCCGGGCAGAATTCTTAGTGGAAATGGCTGGGGAGTAGCTGGGCCAGACGGCGAGAGGGGAGACTGGTTCAAGGAAAACAGCTACACATCGCCTTACGGAGGCGACGAAACCCGTCCGCGCAACGTAGCTCTGCTTCCGTGCATCGTATTTTGAGGGTGTATCATGACGGAGCGTCCAACGCTATACCTCTATAGTCGCGAGGAAGGGGAGTTCCAAGGGACTAAGCTCGCGCGGATGAGTCCTCTTGAGCCGGATGTTCCGCTTGTGCCGGCTTATGCTACGCTGACTGCTCCACCTGATGAGAAACCGGGCTACGCGCGTTGCTGGCGCGACGGGAAATGGGAATACGTCGAGGATCATCGCGGGCAGACAGTCTATTCGGTTGAGGACGGCTCCGAGAAAACAATAGAAGAACTCGGTCCCCTACCTGACAACGTGACAACAGTCCCACGCCCAAGCCCCTATCATTACTGGCAAAATGGGCAGTGGGTCGAAGATGTCGAGGCATCGCAGCGCGCGGCGATAGAGCAATTCAGACGAGCCATTCAGGCTCACATCGATGCTACAGCGCGCGAGAAGGATTACGGCGACGCCAAGTCAATTGCGACTTACCTCAACAGCACGGTCGCACAGTGGGCAGCCGAGGCAGAAGCGTTCGTCGCGTGGCGTGATGCCGTGTGGCTCTATGCCTACGAACAACTCGACAAGGTTATGAACGGTGAGCGCGAGCAGCCGACTGTTGAAGAATTCCTTGTTGAGCTTCCGAAAATCGAGTGGCCTGATTGAGGCAGCTTGACGGTGCATTTGGGCGGTTTGCGTGCCATTCGCAGAATTTAGCTGGTCATGAGTGCCCGCTTCTGCGGGCCTTTTTTGTTGGGTAAGGAGGTTAGAATGTCAGACCCGACTTTCGGCATTTCGATTACGAGGGTTGATAATGAGCCAAGGCCGGCAATCTACGCAGATATGTCGATTGTCGGGCTTGTGTTCACCGCGCCGAATGCAGATGCGGACGTATTCCCGCTCAATACGCCGGTTCAGTTCTACTCCGACGACGCAGAGAAACTGGCGAAGATGGGAAAAGAGGGAACCGGCTGGTGGGCGGTAGAGCTTATCAATCAGCAGCTAGGCGAATTTCAGGTTGCGGCCAATATCATTGGCGTGCGCGTAGAACAAGGGCTTACGCCGGCTGCGACTATCGCGAACCTTCGCGGCGATCTGAATAGCCGCACGGGCATGTATGCCCTTCTCAATGCCGGCGCTGAGCTTGGCCTTGTCCCGAGGCTGATCTGCATTCCTGGCTACACCTCGCAGCCCGCGCTCTGGGTCAAAGAAGTTGAAATTGACACCGCCGGCGAGGATTATCAGGTCGGCGATACGATCTCAGCGACGGGCGGCGGCGGAAGCGGTTTTGAGGCGAAGGTCGCTGCGGTTGACGAAAGCGGCGGGATTACCGCTATCGAGATTACCAATCCCGGCAGTGGCTATACATCGGCACCGACGCTTTCCGTCACGTCTGACGCGGGTAAGAATGCCGTTCTTACCGCGGTCATTGACGAGGCGGCAAACGCTATCGTGGCCGGCCTACCGACGCTTCTGGATCGGCTGCTCGCCCATGCTGTTGTTGACGGCCCATCATCAACGCAGCAGGCCGCGTTTGCGTGGCGCACGACCATCAATTCGGATCGGATTATTCCGGTTTTCCAGGGCGTCAAGGTTGTCGATGGCGATGGCTCCGTGATTACTGTTCCGGCTTCGCCAGCGATCATTGGCATAGCGGTTCGTCGCGATCACGAATATCAGGGGCGACCGTTCCACTCGTGGGCAAACCAGCCGATCCGCGGCATTGTCGGCCCGTCGGTCCCGGTCGAGTTTTCTTTGCTCGACGGCTCAACAGAAGGGCAGCAGCTTCTCGCGCAGAATATCGGCATTATTGTTCGCGGCGAGCGCACGGATGGTGCCATTGCCGATGGTGGCTACGTCTACATCGGAACCGACACCTGCTCAGAAGATACGCTGTGGCGGTTCTACAATCAGACGCGCGGCCGCGATTTCATCCATCTCATGTTTATTAAAACGCTGCGCTATTTCCTTGGCCGGCGGAATATCGACCACGGCACAATCGAAGATATCCTGAACACGATGAAGTTCGCGCTTCGGGATATTCAAGCCGCAGGCGATCTTCTCGGCTTCGAGGTCGGGTTTAATCGCGACGCGAACAGCCCGGAACAGCTTCGTCTCGGCAAGTTCACGGTCAAGTTTGCTGCCGAGGAACCGCCAGTTCTCCGTTATCTCGGTATTCAGTCGGCGCGCTATCGGCCGGCGCTCGATACGCTGCTGCGTGATCTCATGCAGCAGCTCGACATCGCGGCCTAGTCACAGGCCCTTTCTTTGTCGCGCCGAGGCCGCTCGGCGCGAATATCAATTCCCTAATTGGAGACAGGCAAGATGGGCACCATTTACATCATGGAGGCCGCGAACCTCTTTTGCGGCGATCATGACCCGGCTAACTCAAAGCACCTGACTATCGAGGAATTGAAACTGCCGGATTTGCAGGAAATCCTCGTAGACCATCAGCCCGGCGGCGGCAGGGTCGGCGTAGAGTTCGCAGTCGGTGTAGAGAAACTTGAGCCTACGTTCAAGCTCAAGGGCTGGGATATTGGCCTTCTGCGACAGTTCGGTCTCGGTGTACGGCAGAGGCAGACGTTTACGGCCTACGGAGTCATTCGCGACAAGCGCACTGGTCGTGCCATCGAAGGCAAGGCGATTATGGAAGGTCGCCTGTCGCGTATTGCTCCAGATGCCTTTCAGCGCGGGGAATCGATGGCGCACGAGTACGCTATCAATGAAGTTCTTCACTATGAAATCCATTTTGATGGACGTGAAGAACTATATTGGGACTACTTCACTAATACAATCCGCATTGGCGGTGTTGATCCCGAGCCTGAGTTTAACCAAATCCTGCGCATCAGTAATGCTGGATAATCAAGAGATCAGGTCAGAAAAGTAGGCTATTGCTACGCCGCAAAGTCACGCCCGCCCGCCATTTGGCGAGGCGGGCTTTTTATGAGGAACGCCATGAAATACGAGCTTAAGTATCCGATTGAAGTAGACGGAAAGACGGTTTCGAGCGTAACGGTTCGCCGCCCGAAAGGGCGGGATATGGTCGAGATCGGCGACCATGTTGCAGTGCTTGCGCGTTTCTATGCGGCCAACGCCGAGGCGCTGAAAGACGCAATTAGAAAAGGGGCGAAGGCGAGCGCCAAGGCTGCGCGCGATGGTGCCGATGGATTGGAGGATATCGACGCAACGAAGCTCACCCCGCCCGATGGGAAGGTTTATGCAGCGATGTTGGCGGTTGCCGCACGTCTTGCCGATCTCGGCGACGCCGCCGGCGATTTAGACTTCACCGACATGCAGGAAATCGCGACTCTGGCTTTGCAATCGGGGGAAGTGGTGGGGCGTGGGGGAGCGAGGAATGGCGGCGAGCAATAGCTCTCGCCGCTTTCGCTCTCA